CAAATACATCTAATACACCTATAATTTTATTATCATTTAAATCAATAGTCGCGAATTTTTGTGGATTACCAAAACTAAATGTTGTTGTACTAATGGTAGATGATATAGATTTTCTTGTTTTTTTAAGTAAGAAATAAGTTGGATTACCTCCAGCTACAGAATATACAGTTACTTCTGTTGGGTCTTGAGATGATGATACAGTAAAATCTACTGGATCTTCGATCAGGAATGTTGCTGTTACATTAGTTAATGTAGATGACACTGTGGAATTAGCTGGGACTACTAAAGCGTAATCATAATCAGGTATATATGTGCTTCCTGATAATTTTGATGGGAGTTGTTGGTAAAAATCAATTTCTGTTACTGCTACTTGTGTAACATTTGGTTTATATCCAAACATATAAGCTAATTCAAATAAATTATTTGTTTGACGAGCATATTGTAAGAAATTTTCTTGAAATTGATTGTCAAGATAAAAAGATAAAACATCACCAACATAAGATGCCATCTCCATAAACATCATACCAGGTGATGCTGGGCTAAAATCATTATATGTTGTTGGAAAATACGTCTGAGCATAGTTTATTAAACTGGCTCTTATTTCAGTAAAATCCTTATTTATGTATTTTATATCTTTTTTAGTATTATTATTTGTAGCCATTATTGGAAGGTTATTTGTACTTGGTCTGAAATTCCTGTATCTATGATATTATATGTTAAAACTATTGTAGCTTCATTATTATCAGCATCTGATTCTATATCTAGAGATGCTACAAGAACATTAGGAAAATATAAAGCTATTTTTGATTGTATATCTTGTTTAAGTCCACTTAAATTATCATTAGAAATTTGTTCAAAAATAAATGCTCTTAAATTAGCTCCAAATGTTGGATTTAAATATATTTCATTAGTATTAGTTAAAAAATAATTAAGTAAATTATTTCTAATAGCATCTTTAGTAGTATATGTAGAAAAAAATACCGCAGGAGCATTAAATGGAATACTTACTCCGACAGCCGTTCCAGGCTGTGTATCAATAGGGAATATTTTTTTAGGTCCGAATGCCATTATCTATTCATTAAACCCATTATCTGATCTAATCCTAATTCACCTTCAGGTAATTTCCCATTTACAGGATCAACGGGTCCAGCTGATCTAAATGGTATATTTTCAGTTGATGCTATCCCTCCGTTTTGCATATCTTCAAGTATGTTGCCAAACATTGCTCTACGTTCAGATGGAGTTAGTTGTTTAGATGGTTGGGTATTGGATTGTGTATTAAAAGGTTGTATACTTTCTGTAACTACATTTTTTGGAGCTTTTACAGCTTCAAGTAAGATATCACGTAATTCTTCTTGAATTACTTCTTTTACTGATTCTTTAATGATTTTTTTAAATTTGGTAATATCCATATGTTATAAATATTGGGTTTAATAAGCTTTTAAATTATCTCTATCAATTATTAACTTAAGTTCATTAATTAATATTTCATCTTGCGTTGTGAATGATAGTTCAGTTTGTATTAATTTAATACCACTTTGATTTTTTCCCACAGCTCTTCTACGATTTACTGTTGGAGTGTATGGTACTTCTTCAATTTCTATTAAGAATCCAGCATATATAACTTGATTGATTGTATCATCTGCTTGGGTTTGTTGAACAGCTATAGATACTAAATCATCTGATATTGGTGTTAAATCATTTGCTAAATCAGGAGTACATTGTTTTAATTTAATATCTAAAGCTGATAATATTCCTACTATCTGTTGTATATATAGGTTCACTAATGATATTGCAACTGATGCAGATGCTATTGAACTGGCAATTTTAGGTAAACGTGGTGTGCCATCTTTTTCAAATAATGATTTATTTATTATAGTTTCTAAATCACTTAATGTCGAAGTAATAACACCAGGAACACCAGGAGGGCTAGGTATAGCTTTAACAGCCAATGATGTTGCTGTTTTTGTAGTTTTTAAAGTATCTATAACTGTTTGACTTATACTAAGAAATGTATTTAATCCAGTTGTTGCTAATGTAAGTGTATTTAATTGTTTACCAACAATATTTAAAGATGTTACTAAATTATTTCGAGTAGTAATAAGTATTTTAATAGTAGGATTATTTGAATTTGGACAACCATTAGCAAATACTGTTTTTAATACTGGAGGTATTTGATTAGGCAATTCATTAAATGTAAATGATCCTAAATTTGTTAATTGAGATCGTAAATTATCTTCAATAGCTTGTGTAGTAGTAGGTATCGCTTCTTTTTTAGCAGTTAATGTGCCTATCTGTGTATCTAACCCTGTAGCTCCACCCTTTCGTTTAGTATCTAAAGTATTAATTTGATCTTGGATTTTTTGTTGCTCAGTAGTTGCTTTTTCTTTTGTTTTTGTTATCTCATTTTCTATTATTTGAGTAATAAATTGTTTAACAATATCAATAGCAATAGGCATCAATTGTATTAATATTTTTTTACCTAGAGCTGTTATAACTCCACTCAATCTAGCACTACCTTTAGCTTTTAATAATCCTGGAGTTGCTTTTTCTATAGCTGGTAAATTAACATCTGGTATTTTATTAATGTCACTTTTAATTTGTTCTGCTTCTTTTTTACTTGCATTTTCTACATCTAATGGAGTCGGTATTTTTTCGCCAGTACTACCTGAGGGAGGAGTAGGGATAGGAGGAGATATAACTTCAGTAATAGCAAATGATACATCTCTATTTTTACCTTCAAAAGTACGACGGATTGTAATTATCATTTCCTTTGCTAATGCTTCATAACCTACATCAGATATCTCAGCCCATTCATTTGTAAGAGTTATACCTGCTAATCCATCAGGAGCAGATGTAGGAAAAGTTGTTGTTGCTTTTGCTCTAGATCCTTGTGTAATAAAAGTAATTTCTTGTCTGTAATTTCTTTCATTTTCAGACGTAGGATTTGTTATACTAATTATGTAAATAGGTGTAGCCATTATACTGTTTTTACACGATTTGATTTAATACCCTCTAAATTAGTTTTTAATCCAGATAATGTTGTAACTAAGTCAGATGCTACTTTATTTAATGGAGCTAAAGGAGCACCAGGAGATACACCCACTTGTTTACTACACGCCGTCATAAAAGATTGTAAATTAATTATTAATTTCTCTAATAATTTAACTGTTGTATCTCCTTTTAATACTGGTTCTGTAGCATCTTTACCTCCTAAATAAACATTAGTTGATTGTATTATAGTATTTGGAGCGTCAATATTAATAGATGAGACTGCATTTAGATTAATAGATTTTTTAGAACTTAATAATATATGATCCTGAGTAGTGTTAAATATTAATCGTCCTGAATTTAGGATGATTTGTGGATTACCTTTGTATTCTTTAGGGTTAGTAGGTGGATCTGTTTTATAACTTACATAACTAGTACTTGATGTTTCTAATGGTATTTTTTGAGTACTAGTACTATATATTGAAGATAAATCTCTGTTTATATCTTCAGTAATAGGTATCCACCCCTCCTCACTAGATGATAGTGGTTGACCATTACGTAATATTGTTATTGGATCCCCATTAATACCAAATGATGACCAATCATTTCGTTCACCTCCTCTTCTAACAGTTGAACCAAAACGTATACTATTACCCCATCTTCCTTCTTGTATAAAATCTCCTTCAAATGGAAGTAAAGGATGAATATTTGGACGTTCTAAAAATGTTTGTCCTAAATATATTTCAGTACCCTCTTTATCAGTAACCTGCCTAACAACACTACCAGCTTCAGTTTTAGGATAATCTTTCACTTGTGAAGGTGGAGCAACATTTGGATTTTCAGGATATGCGTTATGATGTGGATGATTCCATAATGAAACAACATTAACATAATAAGAACGAACCGCATTCCATGTTAATCCAATTCCTGTACTAGGTAATGTAATTAAAAATACTACTTCATTTATTAAAGGATAATTTTTAATATTAGGTTGTAATGGATAAGCTACTGATAGTTTATTTGAAGGGCCAGAAGGATTAAATACATATTCAAATTCTATAGCTCCTAATGAATTCCATTCACCTAAATCTTTAAATTTTGGATGATTCTCGTTAAGTATTATACTTTTAACACGAACTGGAATAAGTTGAGGTTGAGAAATAGTACCCTGACCTCGAGTAGATTGGTTATTGATAAATGTATTTAATCCGTATCCCATTAGTTATTTTCTGTGTGAATTTTTTGTATTTCTGTTAATAATTGAGCTTTTTCTTCTTCAGATATACCATAATCACTAGCGTCAACTGATGATGAGTTTAATATTCTTTGAATAATAGTAGACATTTTGATAAGTTGTTCATCGTTTTTTACACCTATTTCCATGTATTCTTTAATTAATGGTACTATTAAAGTAGCATCACCTATATCATTAATCAATGGTTTTAATTCAGATATTAAAGCAGATATTTGTTTTTCTTTCTTCTTTTGATTATCGTATATCTCTTCTAAAATATCGCTAAATTTTTTCTTACTAAATATTATATTATCTAATGCACTCATGTGTATAAATTTATTATAAATATGTAACTTAAAAATTTGTATATCCCTCTTCCAAATAAAATAAATATTTTTTCTTAAAAATACTATATAATTTATCTGCTACTTTAGTAATTTTTGATGTTTTTACATCAATAATCTCACGGATATATATGTAAAGTGCTTTTTTATTAAATATATCTAAACTATTTCGTTTGCGGAATAGTTCCAAAATC